TGGGTAATTTCTCATCATGATCCATTGTGTACCGTCATAAATGGGGCGAGTCTGACAGAAGTCAATCTCTTCCATACGATACACTGGGGCTTCAACTTCCATTGAGAAACCCATAACTCTGAACCATTTATCCAGTCCTTGTGTCAACTGGTTGAGTTGGCTCCTGTCCAAAATGATGACGGAGTCATCGCCATTGTTCAGAAGCCTATAATGCCTAATGCGTCTAGCTTTCATATAAGAATACACAAGGCCACACATTATAAGCTTATTACCACTACTCGTGTTCATATCACCTGACATTCTCTTGCCATTGGTAGTGTATTTGACCCATCCATCTGGTGTTCGGCCTCTGCCTACATTAACCAGCTGCCAATCCAGCAGTCGTTTGAGTTCTGACAAATCGTCACCTGTGAAGAATTTATGCCAGCACTGATGTTCCCATCTCAAGGCGGTGGGGCTAACATGCTGGTCAAACCTAGTGGCGTCCATTGAGACTGCCACAGGATTCTTGAACTCAGTCCAGGCATTACGAAAGTGGCTCGCCACTTCCATAGCGTTATACCCGGACATGATGGTCGGTTTTCCAAACACTCTATCTATGGCATGCATCATCTCCTTCTCTACTTTACTAAGGAACCGCCCAACTGAAAAGTTATACCTGGGGTCCCGTGGCTGGATGACCCTAGGAACAAACAAAGGTTTTGACGTGATGTCATGCTTCTCCCATTTGATGAAAGTTTTAACATGTGCATCACGTCTCACAGCTCGTTTTTGGCGTAGGCTAGCGACCGCCCTTCTGTAGATAGTTCGCTTGCGACTCGGGCAATGATTGAGAAATTCCTCAAACGTCCACGGAGTGGTCGCCACGATCCCTACAGATAACTCGTCTACAAACCTAGCCATGCGAACTCTGAATGCCAGACCGTGTGGTTCAGGAGGGCTAGTGAAATTACCATCCTTATCTTTTACAAAGAACACACGCTCTGCCACTCCCTTCAATAAGTTACTAACATTGGAGTTGGGACCGGAGATATTTCTAGCACCACCCATACCTGGGATATGGGTATATCTCCGGATTTTACCAGTGCCAGTCCGTCCACCCCAAAGTACCGCGGGTTTCCCAGTCCTTTCTATAGCTTCATAATTCAACTCTTCCAAGGGGGCAAGAGTCTCTGGTTGGGTAACCCCTTTGAGGTGGAGTGGACGGCACTAATCTCTTTTAGGAGTATTTTCTAGAACAGAGCGGCGAAGCGCCCAGCTCCAGAAGCCTCCTATTGGTTTCCGCCTGTGATCTTCCAGTCGTTCCTGATAATCCTGGAAGATAGCGGCCTGGCGATAACATATCTCGTCTACTGAAGGAAAAAAGTATGCCTCTACCACTGGTCTAAGGTTCCGACCAATATGAGACAATCTCAGACCATGACGCTCCATTAGCTGCTTGGCGTGGTCCGAGATGACTATCCGATTAGCTTCTGTGTGCGGCAAGTGGCCAACGGTTCCTATCAATTCAAGAACCATGCACTTGACGAAGCTAGTCTGCTTCTGTGGTGACACTTTCCTTCCCCTAGGTTTGGTAGACATGTCCGGGGTGGTTTCCCCACTAATACCAGAACCCACTGCGGAATCAGGGCTATTAACGACAATCTCCTCTATACAATCCTCAATCTCACTATCGTCAGTTGAGAGATCGTGGGTAGCTGTGAGCAACAACTTTGCAGCTGCTTGTGCTCGATGGTCATACTTAGCCAGTCGAGCCTTCTTATATTTGTATTCCGTTATAAGAGACCCGACAGACATAGCTACCCCACCTATAGGAGCTGCCACGGCAACGAGTGGTGCTACATGCAGTCCTATAAGAATAGAACTGGTGATGGCACCAGCGAGGCCAACTGCTTGAGCTGTCTTGAACAAGGCACGTTTTAATTTGGGGTGTTTTTCAGTCACTGAAGGCTGATCAAGCTCCTCATTAATTGTGAACAATCGTCGAGTGTCTTCAAGCATGGTGGCAACTTGTCGGAGACCTAGCACTAGGATATAACCGGTC